TTACTGAGCCATTGTCTCTATCGATAACGAAGGCAAACGACATTCTGTCGAGAATACCTTCCTCTACTAACTTAAATAATTCACGTCCTGTAGGAGTGTCGATGACCTTGGCTTTCATATGAACGCCATCATCTTGAGATGTTAACTCCAAGGAACCATTTTTAACGCGTGCTACTGGGAAGACATCTTCAGAGTGATTGAACTTCATAAAGCAGTTCTTCATTCTTGTCTTATCATCAACAGCACCTTTTGCGATAACTTCGTTATAAATGACCATCTTTCCTTCAAAATTTTTGAAGCGGAATAATTCGGTCTCTGCGTCATAGACGATAGGAGTACCCTCAATGATCATATCGCGTTTGGTTTCTTCGCCCTCTGCACGTTCTTCAGTGCGAGCACGAACTTCCATCACACGATGGTAGTCCTTATCACGAATCATCTTCTCTAGTTCTTTTTCATTCATCTTTTTCACCCTCCTGTTTAGGATTATTTGGATCTAATTGTTTAAGTGGGTCATCGGGATCATTCTCATCCTTGTCCCCATCTTTTTTGTAAGTTTGGTTTTGATACAGTTCATCTCCACCTTCAATCTTCGGTAAGTGTAAGATCTCAAGCACTGTATTCGGTTTGTACTTTGGCATTTTCACAACGATAGACGCCATTTGAGCTCTTTCTGGGAAGCTTGCTACTTGAAGTGGATCAGATACACCCTCAATTAAGTTTCCCGCGTTAATTTCACCAGTAGTGAATAACTTATATGTAAGCTCTTGACTTATTTCTTCGATTATCGGTTCGATGGTAGTTTCGTAATATGACTGCCAGTTCTTCGAATCGAATTTACCTTTACAGATATCAGGAGTACATCCCATGAATTCATAGATGTCGTCCTTCACTGATTGAAGTTCTGGAGCAAGTGGCCACTTACCATTTGAGCTGATCTCAGTAAGTTTTTCGTTTCCACTTACGTAGACAAGACCATCTTTTGAACCTAAGAACCTCTTTGCGTATTCTTCCTGACGCTTTGCCATGTTCTCATCAGAGACCGGTGCGCCAGCTTGAATTACGAATCTGATATACTGTGAGGCTTTTATTGCAGCTGCAAGTCCATCATATGAAGCTTGAATTGCCTGGAGCGATTTGCTGATCGGAGAAGAATACTTTCCGAAGAGCCCCGCTACGTTATCCGCATTCCTTTTAAGGACTAACAGTTGACTTTCTTTTACATAGTGCTTCTGGCCATTAACAGTGAAGTCGATATAACACTCACCGTTGACCATTGACACTCTACCGACATTGTCTATATCGATTGGCCATAATCCACCAACCATCGAAGGTTTTGTGAAGTCCCATTCTATATAGACGAGTGCGATTGAATCTCTCCAGTAGCTACTTCCAACTTCCTTCCAGAACTGAATCGCTGACTGGAGTTTATTCGGACGGAGGTTAAGTAATCTAACTAAGTCTTTTTTGTTTTCTGTCGGTTCGCCTTTTAATGTGTGGGCGAATTTGACTTTAGAGAGATGACGAGCGTTTGCGTTTACACATGACATGTAGGTCGCGTTGGTCTCTTTGTTTGCGGTTTCATCGTATTTGTTGAACCATCCCATTGGAATTATCATTCCGTTTGGTTTTTGGGTTCTAGCCCCAAACACTTTTGAGAACCAGTTTGTGATTGCTCCCATCTAGTTACCTCCTTCCTCGCTGACATTGGATTCGTAATTAGGGAGATACGAACCCCTATTTCGACAGAACTCGACAAGTGCGTTGAGAATCGTTGCCGGTCCATCGATTTTATTTGCACGGCCATCTTCTGCTTTCTTAGGCATTAGGTTGCCGTTTCTATCTACGACTAGTTGAATGTTAGCTAACATCCACTTCGTTATAGGATTGTTTTGGTACACTAAGGTCTTGTTCTGGAGCATAGCCTTCATCTCCTGCATTGGGATACTTAGTGTCTTAAATCCCTGGGCAACTGCTTCCTGACACATATCCTCTGACCAACCCAAGTCGTTAATTTCCTTAACGAGATAGCCAGCTGAGTATGAGTCGTAGCATATCTTCGCGTATGTCCATCCGTGCTTCTGGAACATCTCTAATAGATAATTCGCGATATCGTGGTAGTTAATAAGACCACCCATATCAGAAACACGAAGAAGTCCGCGTTCAATCCACGCATTCCATGGAACCTTTGAGGCTTTCGCCACTTCGGATTCCAGGAATTTCATGGTTGCCCAGTATTGGGTAATGGCGATGACTTTGCACTTCTCCCAGTCAAATAACAAGGTAGTGAATGCAGTCAAGTCACCAGTCCTGGATAAGTCGTAACCGCCGATGACCGTAGAGTTATCGAAGCGTTTAAGTTCTTCGTCACTGTACTTCTCATCGTTTTTGATAGTCTCACCATCAAGCCAGGTAATGTTACTAACTCCGACTACGTTGAAGTCTTTAACCTTAACTGTAGCCGCGTAGTTCTCATCACCTTTCATGTGTGCGACTTCACTACGTAAGTAGTCGATGGACTTAATCTCACCTAAGCTTGGGTTAGCTTTAATCCAGCAAGACTCATCATAAATCTCGTTTGGATCATCAAGCATATAAAGGATAGGCAAGAATCCAGGATCTTCGATTGCACCGTTAAGTACCTTAATTGCGTAGCTGAGCATATCATCGAAGAGGGCCTCACGAACAAAGCCCGCAGTCGTAATCATCGAGACTAGAGGCTGACTTCTTGTAGAGGTTGACTGCTTCAAGATGTCATAGATTTCTCGTTTTAACTCGTGAATCTCATCAACGATAGCACAGCTCGCATTAAGACCATCTAATGCCTTAGGGTTATTCGATAATGCTCTGAAGTAAGAATCTCGTTCTGGTACCGATATCTCGTAGACAGGGTACATACGCGAACTCATTATCTTAGAGAGTTCAGGATCCTTATTCTTCATAGACACAGCTTCTTCGAGAATTCGTTTTGACTGTGCATAGGAAGGCGAAGCAGAATAAATTTCCGCTCCTGGATCTTCGAATAGCTCTAGGTATAGACCTAACGCAGCATTCTCAGTAGACTTACCATTCTTCCTGGCTCTGACATCTAAGACTTCCTTGAATCTTCTCAAGTGAGTCTCTCTATCGAGAATACCGAAGATAGCCTGGTATTTTGCTTTTTGGAACAAGCACAACTGTAAAGTCTTACCGTTCCAGTCGCCTTTGGATTGTCTACAGAACCCTTCAGCGAACTTTATGAACTTACTGCCCTTCTTCTCATTGAAGTACCATCTTGGATCTTTACCCTCGATGATAGTTTTAAGATGTTGACAGTAGAGTAGCCTGATGTAGTTCGACACTACTATTTCGCCCGTTTCTATAGCGTCGATGTACTGCTTAATGTAATTGGCCATTAAGCCTTAATTTCTCCTGGCTCATCTTCGTTGTCATCGAAGAGTGCCTGGAGTCCGGTTTTCTTTTCTTTCTTAGGTTTGTCTTTAGGTAAGATACCCATTCGGATTCTACCTACAGGCGATAGACATAAGATTTCTGCATATCTCGCGATAAGCGTTCCCTGGTCTCTCATCGTTTTAAGAACCGGATTCTCTTTAATACCCGATAACAGACCATGTTTGTTATAAGTCTCTACCTTGAGCGTTGGATCTTTATTCCAGTCCTCAAGAGCTCTCATGTAGACCGCGTGGGCCATACAATAAGCCATTAGAGTTGGAACATCCAAGTCGTTCAGAACATCGATTTCCATTTTGCGATAGAGTGGCATTAAGCGCCTCCACTCTTTTTGAGCGATTGGATCTTTCAACTCTTTAGGACAAGAAAGACCAGCTGGAATACGTCTCATAGCGTTACTCACCTTTTCACGATGTTGCTTTTCAGCTTTCGAGTAGTTGTGAGTAGAATCCCAATCTGTCTTAGTAGTTGCTTTCGGTTTTCTTCCTCCTGGCATTACTGATCATCTCCGTCCGTTTCATTTATAGGGGTAACATCGGCCCTCCTATCACCACTCCGTTCTAGAGGCTATCCGTCAGTTCCGTTACCAGCTGTAACTTCCGAGACTTCCTTTCTCCGTCCCTTCATGGCTTATCACTGTTCGGTCCCTTCCTTGCTGAGGGGAAGTTTCCTAGTGGCCACACGCAAGCGGAGAGCCGATGAAACTTTCATCTTTTATAAGTAATTGTCCAGACTTCTACGAAGTATGGTGATTTTCCAAATTAGTTCGATGAATTCTCGGTTTTTGGGAATCACACTATTCCGCAGTCCAGGGCCGCTGTAGAGTGAGGTATGAAATTTACATACCCTACCCCCCGTCACCTGGTAATAATGACATCGCCATTCTCTGTAAACTCGACGCGATTAGGATTTCTCACCTCTCCATCTGTTCTGGCTTTGTCGTGACACGATTTGCATAGTAGTTCGAGGTTATCAGGATTAATCGCGATGTTCGGATCATCCACGTTCTCATCTGTTAATGGAATCTTGTGATGGACTTCTGTACCTCGACGTCCACATCTCTCGCAGATTCCTTTAGCCATCATTATCTTTTCTTGTTTCGCCCGTTTCCAGATAGCCGAATGATAGAACCTTTCTCGTATTACTGATCGTTTGTACTCTGGCATATTACTAAGGTGACCTAGGTCCAATCGTGGTACGGACGAACCACATTGATTCCTTCGGTCATTACGCATTATACCTGTATACAAAAAAGTAGGCAAACGTTATTTGCGCTTACCTACGTTTTATCTGTGTACACTTATTGCGTATTCTTCTTAATATAGCTACAACTCCATCCTTGGAATAGCTGGTGAGTCTAGCAGTCTCTCTTAGTGTCTTTCTCTTCACTATGTGAAGATAGAACACATAGAACTGTGCTTCTTCCTGGTTAACTAATCTAGATAGATCGCACTTATCTCTCTTAACCTGAAGTTGCAAATTCTGAATTATCGTTTCTTGTGACGCAATTATCGTGTCGTATGACCTCTTTTTTGTTGTCATACAGTTATCTTGCATTTGTTTATACAAAGCCAGTCGGTCAACAGCCATGCTTAATGACTTAGTATCTTCAAGATACTCCGATATCTTCTTTATCGACGAATTCTTAATCACGACTCTTAGCCTCCTTAATCCTTGCTCTTAATGCCTGCATTAGACCTTCTTGTACTCGGTCTTTCTTCTTAATTGCTTTATAAACATCTTCGTCCATACTTCCTTTTACTAACAAGTGATGTATAACAACAGTTTCGTTTTGTCCTTGTCGGTATAATCTCGCATTGAACTGAAGATAGTGTTCTAGATTCCAGGTTAATCCGAACCATACGATGATATGTCCACCACGTTGAAGGTTCAGACCATGTCCTGCTTGTGCTGGATGGGCGAAGAATATCCTAATTTTTCCATTATCCCATCTTGCCTTTTGCTTCTCAGTTCCATCAAACACTTCATAATCGTAATCCTTAAAGTAGACTTTTAGTCTATCTAAGTCATGTTCGTAGGAATAAGCAACTAATATCGGCTGATCAGAATCATCTACAATATCCTTTAATGCTTGAAGCTTAATATCATGAATATCTACATACTCTTTAGAATCGTTTTTATAACATGCTCCATTTGCCATCTGAAGCAGCTTTCCAGCTACAACACCTGCAGATAGTGCGACTAAAGTCGTATCATCAATCGTTACCAGATACTCGTGTTCCATCTCGTCATATAACGCTTGTTCACGCTTACCAAGTTTTAGCTCGATTACGTTATCAACTCTTTCAGGCATTTTGATATGATCGCAACTCATAAGTGAGAAGGATATATCCTTAATCTTTTCTTCGATAAGTTCTTTACTTCCTGGTCTCATTCTCCATGAATAGACTTCATGATTCGATCCTACCTTATTAGGTACAAAGTAAGTAACTTTGAACTTCTCTTCTGATGTGGAGAATCTTTCACCATGATCAAGAAGATAAATTTGTCCGAATAGATCCAGATAACCATTTGGTGTTGGTGTTCCCGTTAATAGAACGACACGTTTAGTTACCTTGCTCATCACTTCTACTTGGTGATATCTCGAAGTACGTTTTGTCCTACGTTTCTTCATTAAAGAAGACTCGTCAACAATTAACATCTGAAACGGCCACTGTTTTAATTCCTTAAAATAGTCTAATAGCCACTCGACATTCTCTACATTAATGGTATAAATGTCAGCTTTAGTAGATAGTGCTTTTAGTCTTTGCTTTGGCGTACCGACTATCGGTGAAATCGACATATGATGGAAGTTGTCCCACTTTGCGATTTCCTCCGGCCAGGTTAATCTTGCAATCGACTTTTTAGTTATAACTAATACTCGGTCTACTTCGCACCGGTTATACACTAGTTCATCTATCGCTTTTAACGTGCTTGCGGTCTTTCCTAACCTAAGCCCATATCCATGAATACGGCTATACGCGGCTTATCAATAATGATCTTCGACACATACGCTTGATAGTCATGTGGAATGAACTTCATTTCGCACCACCTCCTTTAATTTTTCGATGAAGTGATCTACCTCATCATAGTTTTTTATTAACACGCATTCTCCACCGTTACGGATTATCTCGTCTCGGTGATATTTCTGTAATTTCGCGAACTTATACCCTTCTGGTTTTTTAAGCTCAACGAATACGGTATGCCCGTTACAGACAACAATGCGGTCCGGAACTCCAGCATTTCCTGGAGATACGAATTTATAGCATTTTCCGCCTAGTTCAATCACACGTTTTACCAGGCGCTGTTCGACATCTTTTTCAATCATTTCAGTGTTCTCCTAATTTTCATCGGTACCTACAATGGAACATTTTCTACAGCGTTTTCCTATGTGCTATAAATTTCCTCGTGTCCGTCCAACTGTGTGCGGTTGGGCATATACGATTTATGTGTAATACGGAATTTTTTGTAGTTTTTGTAGGTTTTGTAGACATTGTAGATTACTTATATATTTATAAGACTTGTTAAGTTTTGTCCGATTTGACGTCTACAAACTATGTCTACAAACTCGATTGGCTACAAATTTTTAGCTGTTTTTCGTGTTTTTGCCTCGCGCTCGCCCAACTGTATGCCTAGGTCCGCTCACACGCAGTTGGACGTGTACGAGAACTTTTTTACTTTTTGTCTACAATCTTTGGCCTTCTCCACCCTCTTTGTTTACCATATGGACCGTAGTTAGATGGACTTGTTTCACGTATCCAACCTAATTTGGACAATGCCTCATTTATCTTTCTAGAAGCATAGCCGTCTTTGTAGTTTCTATCGTGCCCCTGGAATTCACAGAAGAACTCTGAAACGCAAACTTTATTTCGAAGTACAAGATCATCCTCCGTGACATTATCATCTTTAATAATTGAAGCTCTATGTTCTTCGTTACCGCGAATGAATTGGGTTCTTGATACAATATCTTTCTTGCTCCAGTTACTAGGTATTTTGACATCCACGAATTGCTCGACCTCACCAAGATATTCGTTAATCTCGCTATGGGATTCTTGTTGTTCGAGTGCCGTTTCTGCAACAGTAGAGAGGTCCATAATGTTCTCGCCTTTATCGAATAACACCTTTGCCTCGGCCCAGAGCTGATTCACTTCTTCTGGTTTAATGTCCCACGGTTTCTTTTTACTGTGTCCGTGGCAATCTATAATAAGGAATCTACGAGCACCGGTAGCGTCATTAAGGAATAAGTCGTCGTTAGTTGTACCGATGAAGATACATCTACGAGGATAGCTTTCGTTCCTGGTGTGGAATGCCTTACGATAGGTATCAGCTTGTTTTGATATAAAGAGCTTTACCTGCTCGCGTTCGTTCTTCTTGAGCGCCGCAAGTTCTCCGAGTTCGATAATCCAAACCCCCTGAACCTTATCGTAGGATTTATCATCGCCAAGGATAGTTGATCCGCTGATGGAATCTTGGAACCATTCGCCGTTAGGTCCGGCGAGGTTCTTACAAGCATAGGACTTACCTATGCCTTGCTTACCAACGAGCGTAACCATATAGTCGAACTTACATCCTGGTCTATATACACGTGCAACCGCAGCTACAAACATCTTTCTAGTAACGGTGCGTACGTACTCGTTATCGTCGGCACCAAGATAGTCGATGAAGTATCTTTCGATTCTAGGTACTCCATCCCACTTAGCGGTTTCGATATATTCTCTGACTGGATCAAAGGCATTTTTAGCAACCCAACCACTTACTGCGGCAAGCATTTCACTCTTTTTACGAATCTTGTAAGTCTTTGAGATGTAACAATAGAGTTGATTAGTATCATCATCATTGAAGGTGATTTTAGCGTCATCTGCTCTAGTCCATGGAGCCTTTCCAATAAGCTCGTCATTCGTTGAAAAACGATTATAGCCAATTAAGTGCTTTAGGTTCTTATCGTTATTAAGAATTATTTCGTAATTTTCGGCTGTATCGGCATATCGGCCAGTCTGTGGATTCATAATAAGTTTAGCCATCCAAGGTTCGTATTCGCCTTTAACCGTTATCTCGCCAGTGATTTCGTTGGCAGCTTTTGTCGCTCTTTCAGCTCTTGCTTCGGCTTTAATCTCGGTAAGGGCTTCTGCTACTTCAGGAATGGTAAGCGCCCATTTTTCGCAAGCTTTGAAAGATGGATAGGACGAGGCACGAGTACCTTTTGGTACATCCACATCGAGATGACCGTACTTATGGATTCTAACGAGGTCAAATGAATTGACACTGCCCTGTCCATTTACTGGATCAGTTTGATGGTCGCTATATAAGAAAGAGTTATTATAAACACGTGCACCATTAGAGGTTGAGCCACCTATATATGTATACCTTCCAGAGATAGTCCCTGGTTCATATACATCAGTTAAGAAGTTAGCAATCGCCTCTTCAATTCCATATACGCTACAGAACGCGCCGATAATATTTTTCTTTTTCGCAGGATCATCTAGGTCCTTGATTTCCTTTTTGCGAAGGGTTTCTTCTTTTGAAGACTTGGGCCATTCATCGACATTATGCCAGTCTTTATAACAAGCGAGTTCCTCGTCAACGTTTACTATCTTTCCTGGGTGTTCTTTCCCGTAGAAGTCACCACCTGTAGATGTAGTAGGGAAGTACATAAGTCTTGTTGGTTCGTATGTTGTTTTATCGAATGGATCCATAGAAGATAAGCACTTACTCGCAACCATACGAGCAAGCGGCTCATACTCTTCTTCTGAGCATTCTCTGGATAGTGGAAGAACCATTCTGAGTCTTGGATTCCTTTTGCTGTGTTTATGTGTGCTATAAATAATAGCTCTATAAGGGCACATGCAATCGATATCATCAATAATATCGGCCGGACAATCATCTAAGTCCAAAGTGATAAGCGAATGACATAGTACGTATCCGCGTCTACGTTTGCCTTCTCTAAGAGCGCCACCAACGAAACCGCCGTGATCTTTGATTTTGCCTTGTTCGTCTTTCGACATTTTAAGGTATTCTTCGTAGGTCTCTTCAGTGATGAGAGTCTTAGTTAAATTTTCTACGAGTTTTTCCCACGGCACTTCAGCTTGTTTCCAAACAGGTGCCAAACGTGATTCGGCAAAGGAGATTTTATACATTTTCATAAGTTAGTCCTCCCTTGATTCGCGGTCTTCCTTATCGAGTTTTTGTTTAATGTACCAGATAAGGATTCTTGGGCTAGGTCCATCTTCTGGATTCACCGTTGATTTTGATAATGCACGGTTAACATAGTCATTGACGTGATTATCATCTGGGTTAGCCATAAACCAATCGTAGCCACGTTTTCCCAAAGCTAAGAATATAAGAAGTTGAATATACTCGTAGCTTTCGATAACAAGGGATTCGGTGTAGCCCCTGTTACTATAAATCACTTGAAAGACGTGCTTTAACGCGTCATCACCCTTCAAGCGAATTGTCGGTCCTTTTGTTCTGATCAGCTGAATTTTGTGTGGATCAATTATGGACCTGAATTTTGTGCCAGCGTACTGGCCAAGACCTAAGTGTTGTACTTCAATTAGGTCATCAGTAACATAAATCATTTTTCTTTTCCTCCTGTAATACTTGTGTGATTATATGTTCTCCCATTCAATAGAGCTGGGAATCACTCTTATCGGTAAAGGCTTATCAAGATAGTTTTCCTTCCAGTCCTGAGCGGTGATAACCGTTCTTGCGACTGCAACGATAGACTCGTCTCTTAGCGCCTTTTCGATTCTTTGTCTGAAACGAAGTGAGGCCATATATTTCCAGTAATAGAACACCATACGACCTACGCTTGTTCTCG